CCTTCATTCGCAATCCCCTGGAACCATGCCCGCTCCATGTGTTTATTCGCACCCCTCATTGCAGCCCGCATCAATAGCGGGTTCAGAGACGTTCCACCATACGCAGCGGCTTCAAGTTCATGGAGAGAATACTTGACACCGACACCGGCATAACGAAGGTTGTACGAAGGGCTTTCCCGCTTGACCGATACATACTGAATCGACGTACCAGCCTCGTCAATAAACGTACCCTCTCCAGCCAGATCATAGACCTGGTATTGCACCGTCTTGGCACCGAACGGGATATTTGACTTGACCGGGAAAATGCGCATCCATTTTGACGTCCGATACAGTTGGTATTCCGCTTCCATCGCGACGTGAGTTTGAGTGTCAGTCATAAAACCGAGCACCGCATCTTCCCGCGTATGAAAATTTTTATTTGACCGAGACCAGCCCGAAAAATCAAACGGAGCGCCGACAAAGTCTACGCGTTCCCGAATTTGCGACTCCATCGCTTCAACGCCGAGTTCATCATGCACCTTGGCCAAATGGCCGTAATCCAGGGGAGAACTGCGCCCAAACAAGTTCGGGATTCCAGGTTTCACAATCCCCGAAGGGGTAGAAATAATCTTGCTCATCAGTATTGGAAATTAAGGTTAAGAGGTCATCCCGATCGCAGCCGGGATAATAGAATCTTCCGTAGAATCTGCATAGTCCCAGTAACGGACAACTGTATGAACGGCCGTGATCAAACCGGCATCAACACTGGTCTTAATTGCAGTGCGAGCCGTCGCATTCCAGGTATTCCCGGTAATCGCAGCAATCACAGGCCCAGTCGCAGAATCCCACTTTTGATCCCCAGTCTGCCATACGAGTCGGTCATAAAAATTACTAACCCCGCCAGCCTTGACCGCAACGACGCCCCGCATACATACTTCAATCGGAGAATCATTTTTCAGATCGGCCTTGGCAATCGAATCACGAAGGTTTATAATTATTCCAACCAAACGCTGAGCCTCAACCGCGGTAGTTGGCAACCGGAAACGGTTTTGGGTTGCATCCCAGACAACCGGCATACCGGATTTTGTCGTGATCGTCTGAGCCGAAGGAACGTGAAGCAATCCACGCTTGACATACGCGCCATCTTCAACCAGATCACCTTCAAAGAAGCGATCCTGATAGCGCTTAACAGAAGTTTGAAAAGGGGCCATAATTCAGTGAAATTAAAGTTTTGAAATTTGAGCAACGTTCAGAAAACCGCTTCGAGCCTGTTCAACCTTAGGCTGATACTCATGCGATTCAACCTTAGGCTGAGCCTTGGCCTTGGCAGCATTAGCCAGAGCACCATCGGCAACCGCCCGCATATAGTCATTCGAGTATTCTTTGTCATCGGCAATCTCATTGCCACAAGCAGCCCGAAGTACCGAAGCCTCGTCATCATACGAAACGTCTGCCGGGAGCAAGGCTGCATACCGCACCATCAATCGCTGGACATTAAACGCTTGCCGTTCGGATTGAAAGGTTGCCATATCTTTGCGCAGATCGGCTTGCATCAATTCGAGTTCCTGGCGTTCCTTCTTGGCGCCGTCGGCATCTACGCCGGGAGCATTCACGGAAGGTTCGGCAGGCGCAGGAGCGTTGCCTGGATTGTCGGTTGAACGAATCGGGGCCGCTTGGGGAGTGCATTTTGAATCAGACATTGGTATTGTGTTATGAATAGTTGCACTGTTAATATACAGTCTACAAGCAATACCATCAACCGCTTCATCATCAGACTCGTCAAATGCTGCCCGAGACCGAGCCACTGCGTCAGGATCCAGGGGCACTGATACAAGTGACCATTCAGCAAGATACGGGATACCAGACTCAACATACCAGCCAATCGAAGCAGCCCGAAGGATCCCCTGTTGCATCAAGTTTTCAGACTTAGCCGCAACATCATCATCAAGAGCAAACATAAAATCAACCAGGATCCCCGAAGGGCCAGAACAAACCGACAACGAACGCCCAATCGGTAACGTGTGATCGTATCCATGCCCCAGCAACACAACCGGATTTTCCATATACCGAGAAAAATCCAACTGTGAGAGGTCAACCGTATTGCCATAACGGTCGGCATCATTCACGGCAATCGTGATAGAATACGAACCATCGGGGTTTGCAGTAATCGGCTTAACCCCAGACACCGAGCATTCCTGGACGTCGGGTAAAGGCATTGAAAACTCGTTCTTGTATGATCATAATATACGATCTAACGTCGCAGCCCAGGCCAACTATTCCAGCCCCCGCGGGATTCACTGATACTCTTGAAGAATATCAACGGGCAATTCTTTGACAATCTTGCCATATCCAGACTGTTCATGCAGTTGCATCGCAGCCATAATCAGCCGGGGGATAAAACGCAGGGAAGCGTCTTGTTGGGGTTTACGCGGATCCGTAAGACTGATAACCGTATCAGTCTGAGTAAAGAAAAACCGACGTTGTGCATCTATCACGGCCAGTTCCCAGTGCAGATCACTTACCCCCTTGGGCACCGGGAGCGGGTCAAACGAAAAATCTTCCCCATCCGTGACCGCCCGTACCACTTCCATTACCGAATCAGAGACCGGAGCCATCAAGATAATCTCACCGTGTTCAGTCATTGCAGGCCAAGTAAGTCAGTCAAAATCCAACGCAGATAATCGGGATCGGTTTCTACCAGATCCCCGAATCGACCAGAAAAAAATGTGTCTCCGATCCCCATTGATTGCAGTTCAGTCGCATTCGTATAGCGAACCCCCCCATCCCAAAAATGAATCTCCGCGGTTTCAGTATTCGTGTAGGGTCGGGGATTTGAGTAATCTTTTCCCATATAGTTGCTCACGAACTTGTCTTTACGAGTTTTCTCATCCCGAGCGTATCCAGGCCCCATCCATTGATTCTTCGATTGATCAGCATTAACTCGGCGTTCCAGCAGTTTGACACCAGGCGCAGAGCCCGTACGAGCAATCGAATCATATTCCCGAATATGTTCGACCTCGTGAGCCAGGATCCTTCGGAAATCAGTTGAATCCAGCCGACCCCCGTACTTTTCAAGATCCTTGGCAGCAATCTCAACCCTTCTACCACCCCAGCCCGTCGCATTTGCGCGTACATGGCCGGCGTTCACAACCCGAATCGTAAACGGATCCCCGCCAGCACCCGCAGGCCAATCGGGAATCAACCGGGTATATTCAGACATCAATTCAGTAATCTCACGCTCAAAGACATCACGCCGGGCCTGATTGAACCGGCCCTTAAATTCAATCTTCCAGGCCGGAATCTCAGCCTCCTGCCCCACAGGGCGCAAAAGCCGTTCACGAAATTCATCCATTACCATCTTGTTCACATCGGATTTTTCGGCAATTTGAGCCTTCAAAGCCCGCATCTCATCAGCCAAAGATTTACGCAGGCTTCTTGCGCTTTCCATCAATTCATGTTTCCGTACAACCAATTCTCCGAGCCGGTTTTGCGGATCAAACTTCTTATGAGCAGCAATCTCATAGAGCAGGCTATTCAGTTCCTTTTGGACATCGTGATACCCGTTGTTCATCAGTCCCAATTCTTTTCGCAATTCATCATGCTGACGCACCAATGAAGCAGTTTCAGCATCAACCTGATCAGCCAACTCGGCCCGCCGTGATCGTAACCAGTCGAGTTGCTCATCAGCGCTTAACTGGTGCGGTGCCAATACAGGCCCACTACCGCCCGAGCCCTGTCCAGATATTCCAGCCCCCGCCGGATCCAGTGAATCATCTTTCGCAATCACATCATCAAGAACCGCCAGAGCAACACAACGGCATTGAATCTCATGCCCAGGGTGCCCGGTTCCTAATGGCGGATCGTTCCAGGAAAAAGTTTGACCGTCATTTTGGCTGTGCCTAAGCCGAACCCGATTGTCCCCCGCCGACGCCCATTCATATTTTGAAACCCCGATCTGTTGTTGACGGATTCGGTTCAAAGAGCCGACCGATTTATTGACCTGGTCACGAGCAATCCGACGGAGCGGGTAATCCCGGTATCCCCACTGATCCGAAAACAACTTCGCAAGTGCCTGGCGGTCAAACGGTTTCGAGCCATAGAGATCAGCCACTTGGCCGAAGACCTTAGGCAGGTGTTTTTTCGCAATCAGTCGAATCAAGTTCACATTTTCAGACGTAGCGGCTTCCATTGCAACGCGAACTTGAGTATCAGACAACAAAGCCTGCAAGGCAGAAACCCCCAGAGCCCGCCTATGAGCCTGGACGAACCTTTTCTCATGGGAGCCCGAAAGGCCGTTAAAAAATTCATCCAGGCGTTCACGGCCTTCAACCGTCAACTTATCCATCACGTTTTGAAACGCTATTGACTGGCCAGATTGTAGTGCAGCCAGCGTCTCCGTTGCAAGATCCAGGCCGGCCGTTACACCACGCAATACAGGGACGTCAACCAGTTCACGGAGCACTTTACGATAAGCCCTGGCATCCACCGCCCGAGGCCCGACCGGTTTACCCAGCACCCTCGCCATCCGACCCTCCCGAGTTCAATTCAGTTAGAGCCTGCTCATACAAATCAACGTCAAAAGCCGATTCAGGAGCCTTCCCGGGAAGCGCCCCCAGCACCGAATCCCCATCGCATATCATCCGAACCTCGTCAAGTGTCACTGCGCCAGCCGTGTAGAGTTGCAGCACCGCTTCCACCTTGGCTTTTGTCGTCTCAGCCTCAATCTTCGAATCTTTGTCCAGTACTGACGGCCAAGACCATTTTACGCGGTTTTCAGGGCGCAGCCCCGCATTCCCCAAAAGGAACGGCGTTAGCCAGTGCAGTAACGGATCCAGCGTCGCACGCCGAATCCCCGTCACAGTCTCATCCCAGTTGCGAAAATCAGAATCCCCCGTTGCATTCATGCCAGAAGGCGAACGGCCCCAAAGGATTGTCGAAGGAATATCTGCACAACCCGACGCCCGCAGCGCGTATTCTTCCATAATTTTGGGAAGCCCCGCAAACTGAACGGCCAACCGTTCCAGCGTCGTAGAAGCGTCAGTAAACACCATCCGTCGAACCGACCGTGCAGCATTCATCTTTTCAGCCAACTGGTCAATCGTCGTAACCGTATCCCCCTCAGTCTTTCCTTTCAAGGCAAACCGAGCCAGGTTCGGGATTTTGGCAATCAAGAGCGACGCCTCATTGACCAGGAACTGCACCGAATCAGCAATACGTTCATCAGCATTTATCTCACGCAGCATCGGAGCCAAAATCGACTGGCCGAATATATCATCATTCGAGATTGACAGTGTCCCTTCAGTTCGGGGCCGGGGCTTCGAATCCAGACGCCATACCCGGCTATGGTGCACCGTCACAGGAGTTCCGTAACGGTACAAAATCCATTTTTCAGGATAGCGAAAATTGGGGCTGAAAAAATCATCATCAAGATTTGTCCAGGAAGTCCGAAACCGGTTCACGATCATAAACCGTCGCAGACTACCCTGACGAAGGGCCTGGACATTCAAAGGAGTTTCCAGCGAGTTGTCATCAGTGACCGGAACGATCAACGCCGATCCAAACAGCCGGGCCGTTGTCAGCGCTTCAGATACTACCGAAACGAGATCCAACTCTTCTTCTTGCTCACGGATTGCACCGACAATTTGTGACGATTCATCTTCCGAATCATCAAGTACCCGCCATCGGTTGCCGATCCGTTGAGACGGCAGGTCTACGATCTTGGCCGGGAGCCAGTTTGAATCATAGAGCGCCGACAGATACCGTTCAGACAACGAAGACACCTGCGCCCCCGTTTGAACAACATGGGAATTCAGAAGCGGGCTGATCTGCTGGCCAGAACGAAAGCCTTGTAAAGCCCCCCGTAACCGGCCAACTATTCCAGCCCCCCGCGATTTATTTGAAGCCATTTTTATCTCCATTCATCAAGAATAATGCCAATCTCCGAATCCCGTGCAAATGACAACACCAGTGCATCGTACAAATGCGGAGACCCAGACTCGTCAGGGTCTTTGTCAATCCGAACCTTCCCCGGACGTGTCAAAATATACTCAGGGTGCGTCAGTTGCAGTAACAGCGAATCCAGAGTTGCCTGGGGCAGAGACGGAGAGAAAAATAAGCATAAGGCAGGGTTCACATCTTCCCCCGCCATAAACCGTACCGAGTTCATGGCCCGGATCCGTACCATCCAGGCAAGTTGACCAGTGCGGTATTCAAATTGATCCTTATTGAAGTAGACATCAAGGTACGGCGTATCTGCGCCAGCCACTTTCCCGCCAAACCGCTCAGGCACCACGCCCAAGGGGTAATGTGCAGCCTGCCACTGATCTACGGCTTCACGGTGTCGATTTTCAAAGTGAGCACCTACACCGGTAGCGTCAAAATACAGCCTGGGCGCCCCAAATTCCCGGCAGCGTTCAAACGCCCATTCATATTGTTTTGTATCCGTCAAATTTGAGCGAGTATCCATATATTCAACCATCGGGCCTTTTCGGATTGACAGTGCATTCGTACCACGGCCGGCCAGGTCAATCCCGGCATCGCTGGTGCCCGAACTCAGTTTACGACGCAATCTGCGCATCCTTCGAGTCTCACCAGCCACCAACTTCTTGCCACCACGAATACAGGCCGTTACCATCGCTTCGGTTAACACGAGATCCAACTGGTCTCCATCATCGGGCTTGCCCAAGTAAATATGAGCAAACTTTTCGGGCATCGTTTCCCGAGTAAGTTCAATCGACCGCCGAGCGTCTTCCGACAGATCAGGGTTCGAATCGTAGTTGACATAGACCAGCAGCCGTGAGGGGTGTTCCTTGGGAGCGATCAAATACTGGTCTACCCAGTCCGACCGCTTATTGCGGTTGAGTGAAGCCCATATCTCCGAGTTTTCCTTGCGATGAATTGTTGGAACCAGCAAATCCATTGAGCGGTGCGAGACCTCATGGGCTTCTTCAATCCAGGCAACATCAAAATTCGAGAAGCCTTTGATTGTTTGAGAGTTGTAATTTTTCAACCCCCGAAACCTGAACAGCGAACCGTTTGAGCAAGTAATGTCCGACCGCGTAACTTTGAAATAAGAATCAAGACCATATTCAGAGATACGCGTAACCAATTCATGCCGGACAGAATCAGCCACGGAGTTCATTTGTTCACGGCAGCACAAGAAACGTACGGGCGGTGTCAGATACGCGCCGGGGTACCCGCCAATTGCAAGCAAGATTGCCATACCCGAAATGTTAACCGTCTTTCCCGACATCCGGCCCCCGTGAGCAACCTTAAATAGCCAGTGTTCAGTGAGCCAGGGGTGCGACCATTCGTGCAAATGGGGCGCAGACAGCGCCGTATTGACATCAGCCTCGCTTGACAACATCTTTCCCATTTGCAGACGGAACGATACCCAGATTGATTACCGGTTTTTCGGCTTTTGGGTTCAGGTCAACTTCCAGTGCCTGTTTCCCCCATTGCTTGGGGCGTTTCGCGGCCAAGTAGCGAAGCCCATAGATCGGGTTCGGAGGGCGGATCGTAAATTGGACATTCAGGGGAGCCGACGAGCCTTCATCAATACACTGCCCCTGTACACGCACTTCTTCAAAAGGTGCCAGACCGAATCTGCGCACTTCATCTTCAGCAACGCCGATCCAGTATTCATCCAGGTCTTCTATCAAGAGAAAAAGGTCATGGTAAATTCCCTCGCCCCGATTCTTACCCCACCGAAGCCACGTGTACAGCAATCTCGGCGGAATACCCGCAGCCTCCGCCCATTTTGTTTTGTATGGTGTCAGATCCCCCGCAGCATCTATGCGGTCGAAAATATCTTGCGTTAATTCAGGATCATTTTTTTTCAACCCTCGGGGGCTGAGCGTCGGGGTGTCGGATTTTTCTATGGAAGACATCACGGTTTTCATTGAGTTCACGGAACGAAGGCACCAAGGCTTCACGGATATTATCTCCGAATTTTGACCTGGACACTTCCCGCATTGCAGCCAATAATTTAGGCAACGTAACCAGATCTTCAAGATCATCAAGATCATCAGTGTCCACCGAAGCCGTATCAGCCAGCCTGCGAGCCTTGTCAGTCCTAGACTCGCCCATTGTCATCGGGGTATCCAGTCGGAGTTGAACGAATAAATGCTTGTACAATTTTGATCCGGCAGCCTTATCACGCAGCCAGGCCCGGGGCTTTTGGAACTCAAACATCATGTCTGACATTGACGCATAAGCCGACGCAACCGGCCCGCCAAGGTGTAATTCAAATGATTCGTTCCGGGGATTGCGGTTGAAATTTGCAGACGTCAAATACGCTACATGGCCGGCATCCCCAGACAAGAAAAACCCCTTTAGGTGCGAACGGCATACACGCAGTCGATCCCCGGCAAGTTCAGAGATCGCTTCAAATTCATGCCGTTCAATTCCCCGCATCTCATGGGCTACAACAAGCCGAGCCTCACCAAAATGTCCCAGATTGACTTCATCAAACAACTCCTTCACGTCAACACGGGACATTCTCCAAGACATCACAGTACACATATTCCAGCCCCCCGTGATTTTGGGAAACAATCGCAAAGCATCAATTACAGAATACCGGCCCGCGGTCATGCCAACCCGCAACTCACCGGCAGCAATCAATTCAGGCGTAACACCGTCCAGGAGATCGGAAGCCGAATCCAGCCGGGGCAATACACGAAGTTTATGAGGGGTCTGGATTGCCATTATTTTGGGGGAAGTTCACGAGCCAGCCCATCACGAGAAAACCGACGGCGTACAGGCGGATTAGCCAGCAAGTCATCTACCACAGCCAGATACTCAGCGCCTGCATTCGAATCACAACAAAGGGTAAATGATTCAAAACGGCGGTTTTTATGGAGATTCGTACTGGACAAATACAACACGTCAAATTCCCCGCCCGAGATCACAAGAAACTTTGAGTGAGCACGCCATTCAATCACGGCATCAAAGCCGAACCGTTTACGAAGAGCCCGAACCAGTTCAGGTTGAGCATCACAGAAATTCAGATCTACCAAGAATCTCAGTGACCGAATATCCTTTGAGCGAGAGAGTGCGATTGATTGCTCAACATCTGCCCCTTTGAACGTCCAGGAACTAACCGTTACATCTGAGGGGCCAGTCTTTTCGAGCAACGCAAACACCATATCTACCAGGCCCCAGGTACCATCGTAAACTCCTGAAGCCACAACCCCCGGGCCAACGCCAATAAGCGCCTGCCTGGGGGATTCAAGACGACCGGATACCAAGTGACCGTTCATTCACACAACGCAGAAAGGCTGTCCCAGTGATTGATGAAGTCAAGAATATGGTCAAGGTTCGGGCCGATCGGTAGGCGCAGATATTCTTCATTTTGATTGCGGTATGCAACTGCAACCCAGCCCGACCAATCCTGGGAAGGGTCTTGACCGATCACATCCCGGACGCCAACCAGGATAGCGGTATGAGGGCAATTAGCCTCACCACCGTCAATATAGGCATCTCCGTCAGTAAGTTCAACGCTAAACATGGACTTTGGGGCTCCCCCCGGTTAGTTGTTTGAGCCAGCCGGGGTAACGATCCCCGGCAAGTCCCTACTGGCTATGCCACGTGAAACGTACGGTTGCCGTACCTCATCTTATCAGTCTTTTCAGAGCGAGTTACCGCATAAACGGCCCGGCGTTCATCAAGCCAACGCTCCAATTTTGTGTATTCGATCCCTTCGGAACGCAGATAGCGAACCAGGGCATCTTTGTATCCAGAAGCCTTGATCACGGCCAAGG